CCTCCAAAATCTCGAAATGGTTTCGCATCGGCGTCGAGGGTGACACCTGCGACGGTCGCGTCATCAGCGCTTCCGACATTCAGGAAATGGCCGACACCTTTGACCCGCGCGTCTACGGTTGCCGCATTAATCTCGAACATATCCGCAGTATCAATCCCGATGGTCAGTACGGCCGCTATGGCGACGTTGCCCAGGTTAAAGCCGAAGTCATCGATGATGACTCAGCGCTGAAAGGCAAGCTGGCGCTGTTTGGCAGAATCACCCCGCTCGATAACCTCATCGACATGGTGGCGAAAGGCCAGAAGGTTTACACCTCGATGGAAATTCGCCCGAACTTCGCCAACTCCGGCAAGTGCTACCTCACCGGGCTGGCCGTCACCGATGACCCGGCGAGCCTCGGCACCGAGTACCTCGAATTTTGCAGCCGCGCCACGGCGAATCCGCTGAACGGCAAGAAAGAGCAGCCGGGCGACCTGTTTTCGGTGGCGACCCTCGCCGAGCTGGAATTTGAAGACCAGCCCGAAACCCTGCTCAACAAGCTGACCGACACCGTCAAAACCATTTTCAGCCGCAGGCAACAGAGCGATGACGCCCGTTTCGCCGATGTGCATGAGGCGGTGACATCCATTGCCGAACGTGTGCAGACCGGTGATGAGGCGCTGGAGATCCGTTTTGCCGCACTGGAAACCGAACTCGCGACCCTGAAGCAGGACGTCGCCACGCAGGGAGATGAAGCAGCGCAGCAGTTCAGCACCATCAAAACCGCCCTGGACAAAACCGAAAGTATCAAACAGCCGCGTCGCCTGCTGAGCACCGGCGGCGATGCGGCGGATGTGACGCTGACCGACTGCTGATTTACCCATTTCAAACAGGATAAAAATCAATGCGCAAAGAGACCCGTTTTAAATTCAATAAATACCTGAGCCGCCTTGCCGAGCTGAACGGTGTGGAGGTGCCGGACCTTGATAAAAAATTCAACGTCGAGCCGTCCGTCACGCAAAAGCTCTTCGACAAAATCCAGCAGTCGTCCTCGTTCCTGCAACTCATCAACATGGTGACCGTGGGCGAGCTCACCGAGGAAAAAGTCGGTATCGATGTCACCGGCACCATCGCCAGCACCACCGACACTGACGGCGGTACCGAGCGCAAAACGGCGGATTTCTCGAAGCTGGACGCGTTCCGCTACTTCTGCAAACCGGTCAATTTTGATTACAACCTGAAGTACAACAAGCTCGACCTGTGGGCGCGATTTGAAGACTTCCAGATCCGCATTCGAAACGCCATCATCAAGCGTCAGGCACTGGACTACATCACTATCGGGTTTAACGGCACGAGCCGCGCACCCACCTCCGACCGCACGAAAAACCCGTTGCTTCAGGACGTGGCTGTCGGCTGGCTGCAAAAGTACCGCAATGACGCGCCAGAGCGCGTGATGTCACACGTCGTCGATGATGACGGCACCGTGATTTCCGACACGATTAAAGTCGGTAAAGGCGGGCATTACGCCAACCTCGACGCGCTGGTGATGGATGCGCACGAATCCCTGATTGAAGAAATTCACCGCGAAAACCCGGAAATGGTGGTCATCTGCGGCCGTCGCATCCTGACCGACAAATATTTCCCGATGATTAACAAGTTCCAGGCCAACAGCGAACAGCTCGCCGCCGAGCTGATTGTCAGCCAGAAAACCATCGGCCAGCTTCAGGCGGTGCGTGCGCCGTTCTTCCCGGCGAACAGCGTCTTCATCACCACGCTGGATAACATTTCCATCTACCTGTACGAAGACGGCCACCGCCGCCACATCGTCGAAAATCCGAAACTCGACCAGGTGGAAAACTACGAGCAGGTAAAAGTCGATTTCGTTATCGAGGATTACGCGGCCGGTTGCCTGATTGAAAACATCGAAATCCTCGAGCAGGACGAAGAGGCGACCCCGGAAGCAGCGAGCGCGAAAGTGTTTGCGGCCGAAATGGTGAAAGCCATGCAGGCGCTGACGGCCGGGGTTGTCACTCAACATGCCGACGCCCCAAAGGCTGACGCGCATACCGACGGCGGGGAGGCGTAACCGATGGCGAGCCCCGCACGGCGTCACGCGATGCGGGTCTCGGCCGAACAGGCATCGCAGCGGGAACAGCACCCGCTGCGCCATGCCACGGCTTACGAGCAAATGCACGTGAAGCTGGCCGCAGACCGCAGGACGCTTTCACAAATCCATTCCCGGGAACGCAAGGCAGAGAAAAAGCGCGAGCTGCTGCCGTTTTACCTGCCGTGGGTGACCGGCGTGCTGGAGACCGGCACCGGGGCGCAGGATGACATCCTGATGACCGTGCTGCTGTGGCGTCTCGATGCCGGGGATATTCCCGGCGCGATTGAGATTGCCCGCTACGCGCTGCGTTTTGGCCTGTCGATGCCAGACGGTCACGCGCGCACCGCGCCGTACATGCTGGCCGAAGAGGTGGCGCTGGCCGCATTACGCGCCCGCGCGGCTGGTCAGCCGGTGGACGTGCGGCCGCTGCTGACCGTTATCGAGATGACCCGCACCGCCGATATGCCTGACGAGGTTCGCGCCCGCCTGCATAAGGTCGCTGGTCTTATCCTGCGCGATGCCGGTCTGCTGACTGAGGCGATGACGCACCTGCAACGCGCCATTCAGCTGGATGACAGTTGCGGGGTGAAAAAAGACATCGAACGCCTCGGCCGGGAGCTGAAGCCGAAGCCTGTCGCCCCGGTGAAGAAAACCCCGCCGAAGCCCGCGAAAAAGGCCACCAAAAAAACAACCGATTCACCGGCGAAACGGGGGCGTGGTCGCCCGAGGAAAGTCGCCGGTTAACAGAATGCGCCCCGCGCCGGGCGGCACGCTGGCCGAGGCAGGTGTTTCACCTGAGCGGAGGCCTGCGTCCACCGCCCACCTATTTCAGAGGTAGTCATGACGACGCTTGTAGTCAGTAACCCGGCACGACCGCGCGAGCTGCTGGTCATTCCGCCAGTGCCGGACGATGAACCGGTAATAAAAAACACCGGATTTTTCCCGGACGTTGACCCGAAGCGCGTGCGGGAAGAGATGCGCCTCGAGCAGACGGTTTCCCCTGTGCGCCTGCGCCGGGCAATTAAGGCCGGAATGGCCGAAACCAACGCCGAGCTGCGCGACTGGCGCGACCTTCAGCTCGGGGCCGGTCACGCGACGCTCGCCGAGGTGCCGACCGATGAGCTCGACGGTGAAAGCGTGCGCGTTTTCCACTATTTCAACGCCGTGTGTGCGATGACCACCGCCACGCTCTATGAGCGCTATCGCGGGGTGGATGCGAGCGCCAAAGGTGACAAAAAGGCCGACAGCATCGACAGCACCATCGACGAGCTGTGGCGGGATATGCGCTGGTCAGTGGCCCGTATTCAGGACAAAGCCCGCTGCATCGTGGGGCAAATCTGATGAATGTCATCGCGCAGCAGGGCGACACCCTCGACGCCCTGTGTCATCGCCATTACGGGCGCACGGAAGGCGTTGTTGAGGCGGTGCTCGCCGCTAATCCGGGTCTGGCTGAGCTGGGGGCCATTATCCCGCACGGCACGTCCGTCAGCCTGCCGGTCGTCGACACCGCTGCCGTTACGGAGACCCTTAACCTGTGGGATTAACGATGGAAAAAATCACAACGTTTCTGACGTACTGGTTTTCCGTGGCGCTGGCCTATTTCGGCACGCAGACCCCGGAAAAACTCGCGCTGTATGTCGGCGGCGGGTGTGCCATTTTCACCGCGCTGGTGAATTTCTGGTACCGCCGCCAGACCTACCGCTATCTCGTTGCGGCCGGAATCGATAAGGGGGTAATTCGTGGCCTCAGTCGTTAAACGTTGCAGTGTGGCCGTCGTGCTGGCGCTGGCAGCTCTGGTGCCTGATTTTCGTCTGCTGAATACCTCGCCGGACGGTCTCGCCCTGATTGCAGACCTTGAGGGGTGCCGTCTGCGCCCCTACCAGTGCAGCGCGGGCGTGTGGACATCAGGCATCGGCCACACTGCCGGGGTGGTACCCAAACGCAATATCACCGAACACGACGCGGCGGCGAATCTGGTCGCCGATGTGCTCAATACTGAGCGACGGCTGGCGGTGTGCGTGCCGGGGAAGATGCCGCAGCCGGTCTATGACTCGCTCGTCAGTTTCGCCTTTAACGTCGGCACGGGTGCGGCCTGTCGCTCGACGCTGGTTTCGTTTATCAAACGTCAGCAGTGGTCGCAGGCGTGCGATCAACTCACCCGCTGGGTGTACGTGAACGGCGTCAGGAATACCGGACTTGAAAACCGTCGCGCCCGGGAATGGTCGCGCTGTATGCAGGGGGCAAAATGAAAACACTGATGATTTTACTGGTTGTGGCCGGGCTGGCACTGGTCTGGCTGAAGCATGAAAACAGCAAGCTCAGCCGCGCGTTTACCCGCGCGAACGACGTCGCCAGCGACCAGAAACGCACTATCACCATGCTGAAAGACCAGCTCCTCACCGCGCAGCGCCTGAGTGCGGACAATGACCGGGCGCAGGTGCAACTGCGTCAGAAACTCGCCGCTGCCGGAACGCGGGCCGCGCGTCGGGAGCGAACCATGACGAGGCTACTCAATGAAAACGAAGATTTACGCCGCTGGTACAGCGCTGAGCTGCCTGCTTCTGTGCGCAGCCTGCACCGACGCGCCCCCTGTATCTCAGCCGGTCGTTGTGCTGAACGCCTGCCCGAGGGTCAGCCTGTGTCCGATGCCGGGCAGTGACCCGTTAACCAATGGCGACCTGAGCGCCGACATTCGCCAGCTCGAGACCGCGCTCGAAAGCTGTGCGCTTCAGGTCGAAACGATTAAAGCCTGTCAGGATAAAACTGATGTTCAAACCGAAGAGTCTGCGCAACGCCTTAACTGATGCCGTGCCGGTGCTGAAAGCGAACCCCGACATGATGCGCATTTTTATCGATAACGGGAAACTGGCCTCCACGCTTGCGACATCGCTGTCGTTTGAAAATCAGTACACCCTCAACGTGGTGGTCACCGATTTTCCGGGCGATATTGATTTGATCCTCGTGCCGATTCAGGCATGGCTGCGGGTCCAGCAGGCCGACATCATGACCACGGACGAGGGCCGCAAACGGGGCTTCATCTACGAGGCTGACATTAACAATGACGACAGCATCGACCTCAGCATCAGCCTGTTACTGACCGAGCGCACTATCGTCAAAGAAGTCGGGGCCGAGCTGCACATAGAGCATGCGCCCGAACCGCAGCCGCCAGAGCCGGTAACCCGACCGATGAAGCTGTATGTTCATGGCGAGCTTGTGAGCGAATGGGATGAATGAATTTAAGCCCTTCGATGACCGGCTGGCCGGGCTGATTGCGGCGCTGTCACCGGCGAGCCGTCGACGGATGGCCGCAGATATCGCGAAGACGCTACGCACCCGACAGCAGCGTCGTATCAAAACGCAGAAAGCCCCGGACGGCACCCCGTATGCCGCCAGAAAACGCCAGCCGGTCAGGGCCAAAAAGGGCCGGGTAAAGCGCGAGATGTTCGCGAAGCTGCGCACTAACCGCTTTATGAAAGCTACCGGGCGCGATGATGCTGCTGTCGTGGAGTTCACCGGGAAGGTGCAGCGCATTGCGCGGGTGCATCAATATGGGCTTAAAGACCGACCTAGTAGTAATAATCTATGCGTCCAGTATGAAATGCGACCATTATTAGGTATTACTAGTGAAAATGAGTCAAAAATTAGAGCTATCATTATCGAATATATTGTTTGTTAGTCATCCTTATTTATTTATACGAAAATTGATAGTTTCTTATTAGTCCTGAATTTGTATCTTTCTTTTTTTGATACTATGTTTGCACTTGTGGCTTTCATCTTTCAAATATGTACCCTAATCGCTTCGATCCTCTCGGGGGCTCTATGCAAAAATGCTTGCCTAAAAATATAGTACTTGCGATTGCATTATTAACCCCATTAGTGTGCATCGCTAAAGACTGGAGTTCTTCCGGTCTTGAGTCGATAAATTATAGGAATATATCAGCACCTTATCCAGAAGATGGTGTAGAGTTAGGACAGGGATGGGATATGGTGCGAGGAGTGAAGACAAATAACATATGTGTTACTGGCAAAAGGTCCCCCATAAAGTCAGATGCATCGTCCTCAAGTTACAAATTAATATTTGATGCTGAGCAGGTGAGATATGAAAGGAGTATGAGGGCAAGTGCTTCATATGGTGGCTTTGGGTATTCGGCTTATTTAAATACTGCATTAACTGATAAGAATTTTAATGATCGTTCTAAAACCTATATATTTGGACAAGTATCTGTCGACAGAGGCGGTGAGTTTTTAGTAGGTGATGGAAGTGGTCATAAACTAGAAACGTACAAAGATGTCACTAAAGTTAACATTTGTGGGGATGGGTATGTCTCTGCAATTAAAGCCGGAGGTAGCCTTTCAGTCATATTTGAGCTAAATAGCAGTTTGCAAGAACTAGCAAAAATATTACAAATTAATGCAGGCGCATCTGGTTACGGTGCCAGCTTGGATTTATCCTTTAATGAGTCATCTTTTCAGAAAATAACCAATGAAAAAACCTCGATTATAAATATACAGCAAGCTGGAGACCAAGCAATCCCACTTGATGTAAATCAGGTGAAAGAGAAAATAAAAAACTTCCCAAACATTCCTTCTGAGAAAGCAGTTCCATATCAAATAATTATAACTCCATACAGTCCTATGTTTTATGCTAGGTTTAAATCAAGATCTGTCATCACTAACTATGAAGTAGCATATGAAAGATTAAATCAACTTTATACTGTATACAATGAAGCAGTATTACAACCAGCAAGATTTTATACTCCTTATCAGCCAGAAAATAAAAAAATAGACACAAATGGCACAAAAGGAAGTTTATTAGATGACCTTACATTGCTAAAACGAACAACCTTTTGCATGAAGCAAATAATTGATCTTTGCGCCATTGATAACAAGCAATGTCCGGGGGTTATTTCTGACGAAAATTTCTCAGACCTTATAGATAAAAAATGTGAAATGAATAATTCCTATATAACTAATAAAGAGTACTATGAAGATATTCAATCTATATTAACAATGAATAAAAGCTCGTATCTTTCCGAAGAGATAGCATCGGAAATGAATTCTATAAATAAAAATGAAAATTTAGAACGAACTAATGAACTTAAGGAGTACGATACTGCAACCGTTGTTGTATATCCATTGAAAGATCAGCAAAATAATGCGCGCAATAATAGAACTGACAGATTTCAGGCTGGCATTCCAGTAATTAGCCCATTTGCAATATATTACAAAATGCTGGCTCGCTCACCTCTACCACGGCGTACCTTTTTTGAAGGCACTGATAAACAGGAAGATGAAAAGACATCGCAAGATGATGCACTGGAATTAGCAAAGTCATATTGCAAAACATTATATCCAAATGATAAATGCACTTTGGACCTAAAGAAAGTGAGTTGGGGTGACAATATAACTGAGCAAGAAAAGGTGGAGAGCGAGTTCCAAATAAATAGAGCAAAAAAATTGTTGAACGAATGGGTTCTTAATGTTGTCCTAGCGCCATTTTCAAGATCATTTTGTAATATATCCTCCGATCACCCTTTTTGTGTTAACGCAGAAGTATTGGGGTTTTATTTACCTAAGGATGAAAATACCACAATCTCTGTTTTAAGTGGTTTTTCATATAAAAAAGGAGCGCCGCCTGTGACAAGACCATCGAAAAAAGAAACCATCCCACATGATTGGCGCCCCCCTAGAAAAATGCCAATCTAACATGGACTGCTCAATAATTAAATAATTTGACTCGGAGGGGATATGAAAAATCAAAACGAAAACATTACAGTAAGGTTAGTAAGAAACAGTGATGATAGATTTGAAGGTTTGGCAATATATTCAAATGGTAGTTGGTCATCACCCCAAGGTGGATGGTTGAATGCCACGGCAGGGTTGTGGGAAAGAATAGGCATAAACATTATAAATCTATCGAGTGACAATGGAGCGAAATTAGTTCAGTTACGTGGTCTTGAATTTGAAAAAGTGCCCGTCGGAATGAAAGGAGACTTTCTAACATTAAAGGAATCAGAACCAGAACCAGGGCGCTGGGAAATTATTTCGGTCTTTCCTTAAATAAGAAGTCCATTAATCACACTATATGTAACTTTCTTGATGCACTGTAACTCGTTGTTTTATGGCTTACAGGACTTCTAAGAATTGCCGCCGGTCTTACCCGGCGGCATCCTTTCCCGCATGAAAACTCAAGCCACTCTTCAGGACATTCTGCGCCTGCTGCGCAACCTTATTCGCACCGGCGTCATCATCGAGACTGACCTCATTACGGGTCGCTGTCGCGTGCAGACCGGCGGCATCGTTACCGACTGGCTTCAGTGGCTGACTTCCCGTGCCGGGCGCTCGCGCACGTGGTGGGCTCCCTCAGTGGGTGAGCAGGTGCTCATTCTCGCGGTCGGCGGTGAGCTCGATACGGCGTTTGTTCTGCCTGCCATTTTCTCTGATGAACATCCCGCACCCTCGGCGTCTGCCGATGCGTTTCACATTGCCTTTCCTGACGGCGCGGTCATCGAGTACGAACCCGAGACCGGGGCGCTTTCGGTTACCGGCATTACCACCGCTGAGGTCACTGCTTCGAAATCCATAACCGCCACGGTGCCGGTCGTGCTGATTAAGGCCGATACCCGCGTCACGCTCGATACACCCGAAGTCGTGTGTACCAACAAGCTCATCACCGGCACGCTCGAAGTGCGTAAAGGCGGGAAGATGAGCGGTGACATCGAGCATGCTGGCGGGAAATTTACCTCCAACGGCGTACAGGTGGATGACCATGACCACGGCGGCGTCGAGCGCGGGAACAGCCGGACGGAGGGTACGAAATGACGGCCCGTTATCTCGGTATGAACCGGGAGTCCGGCCGGGCCATTACCGACGCCGACCATATCCGTCAGAGCGTGAGCGATATCCTGCGCACGCCGGTCGGGTCGCGGGTCATGCGCCGTGATTACGGCTCGCTGCTGTCCTCCCTGATTGATATGCCGCAAAACGATGCACTGAACCTTCAGATGATGTGTGCCTGTTATATGGCCCTGCTGAAGTGGGAGCCCCGCGTCACCATCACGTCGCTGACGATTGAGCGCCAGTTTAACGGCCAGATGATGGTTGACCTGACCGGTGAAATGAAAGATTCAGCCGCCCCTTTATCCCTGACCATTCCAGTGAGTTGAACCTATGGCCATTATCGACCTGAGCCAGCTCCCCGCGCCCGACGTGGTGGAAACGCTGGATTATGAATCCATCCTCGCCGAGCGTAAGGCGACCCTGATTTCGCTCTACCCGGAAGACCAGCAGGACGCCATCGCCCACACGCTCGCGCTGGAGTCCGATCCGCTGGTGAAATATCTGGAGGAAAACTCATACCGCGAAGTGCTGTGGCGTCAGCGAGTGAACGAGGCCGCGCTGGCCGTCACGCTGGCGTACGCCGAAAACAACGACCTCGATGTGATGGCCGCGAACACCAATACCGCCCGCCTGATTATCACCCCGGCCGACGACAGCACCATCCCGCCGACACCGGCGGTCATGGAGTCCGACACGGATTTTCGTCTGCGGGCGCAACAGGCTTTTGAGGGCCTGAGCGTCGCGGGGCCGGTAGGGGCGTATGAGTTTCACGGCCGCAGCGCCGACGGTCGCGTCGCTGACATTTCCGTTATCAGCCCTGAGCCTGCGTGCGTGACCATTTCCGTGCTTTCTCGCGAGGATAACGGCGCTGCATCGGATGCGCTGCTGACCATGGTGCGTCACGCACTTAACGACGAAGACGTCAGACCGGTCGCCGACCGGGTGACCGTCCAGTCGGCGGCGGTTGTTAACTACACCATCGATGCGACGCTCTACATCTACCCCGGCCCGGAGAGCGAACCCATCCGCGCCGCAGCAGAAGCAAAACTGAAAGCCTACATCACCGCTCAGCACCGGCTCGGGCGTGACATTCGTCAGTCTGCCATTTACGCCGCCCTGCATGTTGAAGGGGTGCAGCGGGTCGAGCTGGCGGCACCGGCCGCTGACATCGTGCTCGATAAAACGCAGGCATCTTTCTGCTCGGATTATCAAATCAGGCTCGGGGGTTCGGATGAGTGAGGCACGTCTCCTGCCGGTCGGGTCATCGCCGCTGGAGGTGGCCGCAGCCCGTGCCTGTGCAGATATCGAAAACACCCCGATCCCGTTACGCCGGTTATGGAATCCGAATGACTGCCCGGTGAATCTGCTGCCGTGGCTCGCCTGGGCGTATTCCGTCGACCGCTGGGACAGCGACTGGCCGGAAGAGACCAAACGCGACGTTATTCGGGCGGCTTTTTACATTCACCGACGCAAAGGCACCATCGGCGCAGTACGCCGCGTGGTCGAGCCGCTGGGGTATGTGATTAACGTGACGGAATGGTGGGAAACCAGTGACCCGCCCGGCACCTTTCGACTCGACATTGGTGTGCTGGAAACCGGCATCACCGAGGAAATGTATCTCGAGATGGAGCGGCTCATTGCCGACGCCAAACCGGCCAGTCGTCACCTTCTCGGACTCAACATCATTCAGGACGTGGCCGGTTATCTCTTCGCCGGGGGCGTCAGTTACGACGGCGACATCATTACCGTATATCCGGGCTAAGTGAGAGCAGAATGACAGTGAAATATAAAACAGTGGTTACCACGGCGGGGGCGGCAAAATTTGCGGCTGCACTGACGCCGGGTGGCAAAAAGGTCAATATCGTGGCGATGGCCGTCGGTGATGGGGGTGGCACGCTGCCCGAGCCGAACACCGGCCAGACAAAACTCATCAATGAGGTCTGGCGTCATCCGCTGAACAAAATCAGCCAGGACAACAAGAAGAAAAATTACGTGGTGGCTGAGCTGGTGATCCCGCCAGAAACGGGCGGCTTCTGGCTGCGTGAAATGGGGTTGTATGACGACACCGGCACGCTGGTCGCCGTCGGTAATATGGCCGAGAGTTATAAGCCAAAACTGGAAGAAGGTTCCGGCCGGGCGCAGACACTGCGGATGGTTATCATCCTGTCTGACCTCGAGTCTGTCGAGCTCGCCATCGATTCATCAATGGTGATGGCCACGCAGGATTATGTTGATGACAAAATCGCGGAGCATGAACAATCGCGCCGCCATCCTGACGCCACGCTGAAAGAAAAAGGTTTTACCCAGCTCAGCAGCGCCACCGACAGCGCGTCTGAGGCGCTCGCTGCCACGCCGAAAGCGGTGAAGGCGGCATATGACCTTGCTAAAGGAAAATACACGGCTCAGGACGCCGCCACGACGCAAAAAGGTATCGTGCAGCTCAGCAGCGCGACCGACAGTACGTCTGAAGCGCTGGCCGCCACACCAAAGGCGGTAAAAGCGGCGAATGACAATGCTAATGGTCGCGTGCCAGCCACCCGCAAAGTGAACGGCAAAACGCTAAGTGGCGACATCAGTGTCACTTCGCAGGATATTTTCAACGGCCAGAGCATGGAAATCGGTGCGAATCAGAACCTCGACACCTATAAAACGCCGGGCCTGTATCACCAGCCCGCGAATGCCAACGCCACGGCCGCACTGAAATACCCGGAGAACAGCGCCGGGACGCTGATTATTTATAAAAATGCCGGGGTCACGCAGATTTATTGCGTCTACAACTCATCGCGCAGTTATTCCCGTAGCCAGTATTCCACCGGCGGCTGGACGCCGTGGACACCTGCCGACACGTTCCCGGTCGGGGCGCCTATTGCGTGGCCATCTGACAGCATTCAGACCGGGTATGCCTTCATGCAGGGGCAAAAGTTTGATAAGGCGGTTTACCCGCTGCTGGCGATGGCTTACCCGTCGGGTGTCATTCCTGATATGCGTAACTGGACGATTAAGGGGAAACCGGCCAGTGGACGTGCGGTGCTTTCTCAGGAGCAGGACGGGATTAAGTCACACACCCACGGGGCCAGCGCGGCATCGACGGACCTCGGCACCAAAAATACAAGCGCCTTTGACTATGGAACCAAAAGCAGCAACGCCTTTGATTACGGCACCAAAACCTCGAATAACACCGGCGCACATACGCACAGCGTGTCCGGTACCGCAGCCAGTGCCGGAAACCATAACCACGCCCAGCGTGCATGGCGGGATGGTGGCGGCGGGAATAATCGCTATATTGACCGCAATGCGTTTCAGAAAAACGGCTATGAAGACACCAGCACCAAAACCACTGATGCCGGGGCGCATACGCACGCAGTCTCAGGGACGGCCGCCAGCGCGGGCGCACATGCGCACACGGTCGCCATCGGGTCACATACCCACACGGTCGGGATTGGAGCGCATACGCATTCTGTCGCGCTCGGGGCGCACTCCCACGCGGTGACCATTGCCGCCGCCGGTAACGCCGAAAACACCGTGAAAAACATCGCATTCAACTACATCGTGAGGCTTGCATAATGACGTTCAGATTTTCAGCCAGAGCGCGCACCATCCGGGTCTATAACCTGCGTGCCGATACCCGTGAATTTATTGGTGCCGGGGATGCTTACCTCCCGCCTCACACGGGCTTACCGGCCGATTGCACCAACATTGCACCGCCGGACGTACTGCCCGGCAACGTGGCGATTTTTGACGGGGAGGCATGGCATCAGGTGGAAGACCATCGCGGTAAAACCGTGTTCGATACGGCAACCGGTGAGCAGATTTTTATTACCGCGCCGGGGCCGCTGCCGTCTGGTGTCACGCCTCTGGTACCTGAAGGGCTGCACATGGCATGGGATGGCAAGGGCTGGGTGAAAGATGCGGAAGCTGAGCGGCAGGCTGGCGTTGTATTTGCGCAGGAAGAGAAAGTCAGGCTGACCGGCGTCGCCACACTGGCTATCGATACCTTAGAGGATGCTGTCGGTCTGGATATGGCGACGGACGAAGAAAAGGCGCTGTTGCTTGAGTGGAAAAAATACCGGGTGCTGATTAGCCGGGTGGAGCCTGCTGATGCACCAGATTTTGACTGGCCGTCGCTCCCGGTCGTATAAACAAATGAGCCCGCAATGCGGGCTCATTCATACGGACATTCCTGATATTCATCGTCATCATCATCGGTAAACCAGCGGCACCAGATAAAGCCAACTATTCCCCACGCTAACAGACCGCCCACTATCCAGAGTAAATACGTCATTTTATTGCCCTCAGTGATGGCGAAACCATAGCGGCAATATCCTTTCATTGATAATGGGTAATAACGATCAATACAGGCTAACCGATCGATGAAAACGATCGTTAAATTTCATCGGGTTGTACCAGAGTCAGGCCAACCCTGACAAATAGCCCCCTTACCTCACACAACAGAAAATATTACTCACCCCAACCCAACGGAGTTAAACGGATGAGTGATTTTCATCACGGTGTGCAGGTCGTTGAAGTCAACGACGGCACGCGCATCATTTCCACGGTTTCGACCGCCATTGTCGGCATGGTCTGTACGGCCAGCGATGCTGACGTCAAGACCTTCCCGCTCAATGAGCCGGTGCTAATTACCAACCCGCAAAGCGTTATCGGGAAAGCCGGTACCAAAGGCACGCTCGCAAGTTCACTACAGGCCATCGCTGACCAGTCAAAGCCGGTGACCATTGTCGTGCGTGTGGAAGAAGGCACTGGCGATGATGAGGAAGCGGCGCAGGCGCAGACGATTTCTAACATCATCGGCACCACCGATGAGAACGGGAAATATACCGGACTGAAAGCACTGTTGACCGCGCAGGCGGTGACTGGCGTCAAGCCGCGTATTCTCGGCGTGCCGGGTCTCGATTCACTGGAGGTGGCGACCGCACTTGTACCGGTGGCGCAAAAGTTGCGTGCATTCGGCTATGTCAGCGCCTGGGGCTGCAAGACAATTTCTGATGCCATCAAGTACCGCGACAACTTCAGCGCCCGCGAGCTGATGGTTATCTGGCCGGATTTCCTGTCATGGGATACCACGGCTAACGCGACGGAAACGGCGTACGCCACCGCGCGAGCGCTCGGTCTGCGTGCCAAAATCGACCAGGAGCAAGGCTGGCATAAAACCCTGTCTAACGTTGGCGTGAATGGCGTCACCGGTATCAGTGCGTCTGTGTTCTGGGATCTACAGGAGCCCGGCACCGATGCCGACCTGCTGAACGAAGCCGGGGTCACCACGCTGATCCGCAAAGACGGCTTCCGTTTTTGGGGCAACCGCACCTGCTCTGACGACCCGCTTTTCCTGTTCGAAAACTACACCCGCACCGCGCAGGTTATCGCCGACACAATGGCCGAAGCACACATGTGGGCAGTCGATAAACCTATTACCGCCACACTCATTCGCGACATCGTTGACGGCATTAATGCCAAGTTCCGCGAGCTAAAAACCAATGGCTACATCGTCGATGCCACCTGCTGGTTTGACGAAGACGCCAACGACGCGGAGACGCTTAAGGCCGGGAAGCTGTATATCGACTACGACTACACGCCGGTACCTCCACTCGAAAACCTGACCTTACGCCAGCGCATCACCGATAAATATCTGGCGAACCTGGTCTCCTCGGTTAACAGCAAATAAGGAGCCCGACACAATGGCAATGCCGCGCAAACTCAAGTTAATGAATGTCTTCCTGAACGGCTACAGCTATCAGGGCGTCGCCAAATCCATCACGTTGCCAAAGCTAACCCGAAAGCTCGAAAACTATCGCGGTGCCGGGATGAACGGTGCAGCACCTATCGACCTCGGGCTCGATGACGATGCCCTCTCGATGGAGTGGTCTCTCGGTGGCTTCCCTGACTCGGTGGTATGGGAACTCTATGCCGCAACCGGCATTGATGCGGTGCCGATTCGCTTCGCGGGATCCTATCAGCGCGACGACAGCGGCGAGACTGTCGCAGTGGAAGTGGTGATGCGTGGACGTCAAAAAGAGATCGACACCGGTGAAGGTAAACAAGGCGAAGACACCGAGTCGAAAATTTCGGTGGCGTGCACCTACTTCAAGCTGACGATGGACGGAAAAGAACTGGTTGAAATCGACACCATCAACATGGTTGAAAAGGTGAACGGTACCGACCGACTGGAGCAGCATCGCCGCAATATCGGCCTGTAATTTTATCCGGCCAGCATGACTGGCCGCTTATTTCCAAAGTGAGGAACCTATGAGCAAAGAAAACGTGATTACCCTGGATAATCCAATCAAACGCGGCGAGCAAGTACTCGACCAGATCACACTGATAAAACCGAATGCCGGAACGCTGCGCGGTGTCAGCCTGGCCGCAGTGGCAAACTCAGAGGTCGACGCGCTGATTAAAGTGCTGCCCCGCATGACGGCACCGATGCTGACCGAGCAGGAAGTCGCCGCGCTGGAACTGCCCGACCTCGTGGCACTGGCTGGTAAGGTGGTTGGTTTTTTGTCACCGAATTCGGCGCAATAGAGTTTCCGAAAGACCTGTCGGTCGATGACCTGATGGCTGATATCGCCGTGATCTTTCACTGGTCGCCATCAGAGTTATATCCCCTGAGTCTGACCGAGCTCATCACATGGCGCGAAAAGGCGCTCCAGAGAAGCGGAAACACGAATGAGTAACAGCGTTAAATTACAGGTATTACTCAAGGCTGTTGACCAGGCGACCCGCCCGTTTAAATCCATCCAGACAGCGAGCAAGTCGCTGTCTGGAGAGATCCGGGGAACGCAAAAATCATTGCGAGAGCTGAATGGTCAGGCTTCACGTATTGAAGGATTCCGTAAGTCCAGCGCACAGCTCGCCGTCACCGGCCAGGCGTTGAAGAAAGCCAAGCAGGAAGCCGCTGCCCTTTCCGTACAGTTTAAAAATACTGAGCAGCCGACCCGCGCTCAGGCTCAGGCTATGGAATCTGCGCGGAAAAGTGCCGCAGCCCTTCAGCTCAAACACAACAGCTTACGCCAGGCAGTGCAGCGTCAACGTAACGAACTCAGCATTGCGGGGATTAATACCCGTACATTGGCCGCCGACGAGCGCCGTTTAAAAACCAGCATTGGTGAGACCACCTCACAGCTTAACCGCCAGCGGGAAGCGCTCGCTCGCGTCAGCGCGCAGCAATCCCGTCTCAACGGTATCAATCAGCGCTATCAGGCCGGTAAAGCACTGGCGGGAAATGCCGCCTCTATGGGTGCTGCCGGGATCGGCATGGCGACAACCGGTACTCTGGCCGGGGTGGCGTTGATGAAGCCTGGTTATGATTTTGCGCAGAAAAACTCGGAGATACAGGCTGTGCTCGGAGTGGCAAAAGAGTCTGCTGAAATGACTGCGCTGCGTACCCAAGCGCGACAGCTTGGTGATAACACGGCCGCTTCTGCCGACGATGCCGCCGGTGCGCAGATTATTATCGCCAAAGCCGGGGGCGACGTTGCCGCAATTCAGGCAGCAACGCCGGTGACCCTGGACATGGCGCTGGCGAACCGTCGCACAATGGAAGAAAACGCCGGTTTGCTGATGGGGATGAAATCAGCCTTCCAGCTCGCGAATGATAAGGTCGCGCATATCGGTGATGTTCTCTCGATGACAATGAACAAAACCGCCGCTGACTTTGACGGTCTGAGCGATGCGCTGACCTATGCCGCACCGGTGGCAAAAAATGCCGGGGTGAGTATCGAAGAAACCGCCGCAATGGTCGGTGCACTGCATGACGCAAAAATTACCGGCTCGATGGCCGGGACCGGTAGCCGGGCGGTGCTCAGCCGCCTTCAGGCTCCTACCGGCAAAGCCTACGACGCAATCAAAGAGCTCGGCGTCAAAACGGCTGACAGTAAGGGCAATACCCGGTCGATCTTCATCATTCTGAAAGAAATGCAGTCGAGCTTTGAGAAAAACAAACTCGGTACAGGCCAGCGTGCCGAGTACATGAAAACCATCTTTGGGGAAGAAGCGAGCTCGGCTGCTGCTGTGCTGATGACCGCAGCCTCATCCGGCAAACTGGATCAACTCACGGCAGCGTTTAAAGCCTCTGATGGCAAAACGAGTGAGCTGGTCAAGGTGATGCAGGATAACCTCGGGGGTGACTTCAAAGAGTTCCAGTCGGCCTATGAGGCAGTCGGGACCGACCTCTTCGACCAGCAGGAATCCTCTCTGCGAAAACTTGTGCAGACCACAACCCGCTATGTGCTCAAGCTCGATGGCTGGATCCAGAAAAATAAAGGACTGGCGCAAACCCTCGGCACCATTTCAGCGGTTGCAGTGGGTGTGGTGGGATTAGTCGGTGCAATCGGTCTTGTGGCCTGGCCCGTTATCACTGGGGTGAACGCGCTTATTGCTGCGGCCAGCGCACTCGGCGCGGTATTCACGACCGTTTGCGGCGGGATTATCACTGCTATCGGCGCGATCTCCTGGCCCATTGTCGCAGCGGTAGGAATCATCGTTGCCAGCGCGCTACTCATTCGAACCTTTTGGGAACCTATCAGCGCATTTTTCGGTGGCGTCATCGAGGGAATTCGGACAGCTTTCGCCCCCTTAGGTGAATTGTTCTCTCCACTAAAACCGATGTTTAACTGGCTGGGCGAAAAGTTACAGGCTGTCTACCAGTGGTTCAAAAATTTTATAGCCCCTGTCAAAGCAACGCAGGA